ATGTAAGAGTTGCACTTGCGGATACAGTAAGTGCGGATAAACAAGAGGCCCTCGAAAGAGGGCCTTTTTCTAGAAAAGGTATTACATGTACGCTGAAATGATGAATAAATTCCCTGATCCAATAATATTCGGGGATGAGTTGCTACGGATATACTTGAAGGTCAATAAGGCAGAATGTACATTGCAGTATTACGACCCAATCACCGGAGAGCCTACTGATGCATTAGTAAAGGGGACTCATTGGCAACTAATACATGAGGATATTCCTGCTAATTTTATCTATGCAGTATATGATTGCTTTACTGACCATTACTATGTACAGTACAATCTACACTATACTGATTTGACGAAGATCTCCAAGTACGCAGTGCGAGATCACGAGGTTATCAAATCACTCATGAGAACTCACATAGCTCACACTTACCAGTAATCAAGGCCCTCGAAAGAGGTCTTTATTTTTACTAAATATCAATATGTCGCGTCAATTTGAAGATCAAGATTTACCTCCGCAGAGGCCGAAAAGTGAAGGTGGATGGCATCAAGGTGTCTACAAGGTAGTAAATTACAAGAAGTATATGTCAACTAAGCCCCCTATCTTCAGATCGAGTTGGGAAGCTAATGTAATGTACTTATTTGATATGAATGAGTTTGTAGTTAAATGGGGTTCGGAAGTAATAGAAGTACCATATATCAACCCAATTGACGGTAAGGCTCATAGGTATTTCACTGACTTCTATGTAGAGTTTAAGAATAAGAATGGTGAGTATGTGAAGTGGGTGATTGAGGTGAAACCTGAATCTAAGCTAAAGCCACCTAGACAGCAAAAGAGAACAAAGACATGGGCTTATCAGATGAATGAATATGTCATCAATACTGCCAAATGGAATGCGGCTAGAGCCTTTTGTAAACATAAGGGATGGGAATTCAAGATATTCACTGACGTAGAGATTAAAATGTTGGCAGGCCACTAGCGTAGGTTGCTATCATCAAGATAAGAAGTGGACTGCCTAGGCGGTCTTTAAGTTTTGATAGGAGATAAAGATGGAGATCATTGAAGGTAATCTTCTCGACATCTCACACGGGATTGTGGTTCATCAAGTGAACTGTCAAGGTGTGATGGGTCGAGGCTTGGCGGCACAGTTAAGGGCTAGATACCCTATTGTTTTCAAGGAATACAATAAGCTGTGCAGGTCTAAGGTTGGATTAGAGATCGAGTTGCTCGGAAGTGTACAGTTAGTTCCAATTAAGGAGAATCCATCCTTGAGAGTTGCCAATATGTTCGGGCAGTTGACATTTGCAGGTCCGGGTGTACATACTGATTACGATGCAGTCAGTAAGGCATTAGAGAAGTTGGCTTTCATCAACACTAGAAAGTTACCTATCTACTTCCCTTATTTGCTAGGGTCTGATTTGGCAGGCGGTCACTGGCCTACTATCAAATCGATCATAGAAGAACATCACCCTAATTCTACCATCGTGGTTTTACCTGAGAAGGTTGAATCACTAGGCGATAACTGGGTAAACAAAATCTAAATGGAGGGGGATTCAATAGAATCCCTTTTTTGATATGGACCATACTAAGAAAACAACTTTCGCTGGATTCGTTAACATTGATAAGTCCAATAAGTATTGGATGGAAGGGCACTTCGAACACGGAGAAGACGCCCCTACACTATTCAGATTCAATACCAAGGAAGAGCGAGATACTGTTCAAGAGGTTGCCCAGTCGTATCTCGATAATTGGGGATGCGATGCGCTTGAACTTGTAATATTCGAAGCAAAGGCAAGACATGTGGTGACTTTGAAAAAAAGGACCGAGAGTGAAATCACATTAGCTAGGCAGAAATCTAAGAGTGATGCCGAAGCAAAGCGTGAACGCGCAGTCGCTGAAGTTGCTGTAGTGTCTCAGGTTGAGACAGGCACTCAACCAGACACCGCCCCTAAGAAGAGGGGTAGGAAACCCAAGACTAGTGCTACAATATAGGCATGAGCACAAAACTTAACCTGTCACAGCGCCTCTGGCTTATCGATTCTATCGGTAGCCTTCCATCAACCACTGAGAGAATCAAGGAAGCCGATGGATTCATCGCAATCCTTGCACCTAACGACGCCGAACTGAGTGTCGAAGGTTTGAATTTCACCGCAGACGAGAATGGTCTACAGTGGGATACTGCAGTTGAAGCCGAGAAGGTTCCTGCACTTGAAGTCGAAATCCCAGAGATCCTATACTCTGCACTGAAGGATAAATTTTCAGTTCAGATGAAAGATCCTACTGGACTTGACTTGGAAATGATCGACCTACTCTCCCTGTAATCAAAAGGGTCATCGAACATGATCGACTTTAATCTCTCAGTTAGATTGAGAATTGGTAATGAGGATTACGACGACGAGTCGAGTCCTTCATTCTTTTCTCGTAGAATGCAAGGAATTCGAAATATATTCGGGTCGATCAGGGATTTCATCGATTTCCTAAAGAATGATGACCCAATTAACTACAGGTATACTTTCGAAGAGGGACATGATGCATACATGATCCTCTACGATAAGAACTACCCTGAAGGTTTCTACCATAACGCGAATAATAAGGCAGAGAGTTTCTATAAGTCCCACGACGTAAATGGAAATGTAATCGCCTCATTCGTAATGCCTGAAGTGTATATCCAGAATTCTATCCAGCGCATGGAAGGGATTCAGATGACTCCGACTGATATTCTTCAGTCTACTTCGGTTGCCGAAATATACTTGACGAACTGCGATGAGTCTAACATAGACCCATACATTCCGTTGAGATTGTCTTTCGATCAGCACGGCGTAGGCACTACTTGGTACGGTAGGCGCTCAAAGTTTGAGGCGATTCCGGGATACCTCGAAGAGAAGAATAAGGCATTTGAGGCTGAACAAGCGTGGATCGAAGAGTGGCTCGGAAATTACGTCGAAGAGGAGCCTGATCTTATTGATCTAATGGCAATTCAACGAGTGAATGAAATTAACAATGCAATACAGAGATCACAGACTCGAAAGGCTCGTCGTGTACAGCACAATCGAAACTAAGTTACTTCTCAAGTTTTTCACAAACATTGATTCCGATGTTTATGCGGCTAGAGATGCAATGCCTACTTCACTATGGGCATTTCTAGAAGGTGGATATTCTCGCTCAGAACTCTCAATGAGAGATCGTTTCCTTGCAGTGTTCAAGGAGATGACAACCAGCGACGAAGAGTACATCACTCTACTAGATGACCTCATTGGAGACGAATACCAGTCAGAGGTATACTCCAAGGTAATGGACAAGGCAGAACAGTTCATGCGCAAGTGGGCTGTCGAGTATGGTCATTCCTCACTAAAGGACTCTGCAGTAGATAGACTTGCAATTGAGAACGTCTCAATCAGGGCGACTAAAATTCTTGAGAATTCGTCACTTGGCGCTTTTCAGGAGAAGTCTACTCGATACATGAATTTCTCAGTAGACAATTTCTACATCCCAGAATCTGAATTCGTTGGAGATGCTGAACGTCAGATTCTCACAGATGCAATGGTATTGTATCGTGAGGTATTGGATGCCGCTACTGAGTTTTACAAGACTCAGATTTCTCCTATGGATTTCAAGACCGAAGCCGCATTTCTCAGGACTTGTAAGGCTAAGGCATTTGACGAGGCTAGGTACTTACTACCTACTTCGACGAAGACCTCTCTCGGAGTTACTCTTCCTACTCGCGAAACTGAGAGATGGCTTTCTGAGCTATTCGCTTCGCCTGAAAAGGAGATTCGCGACCTAGCCGAGTTGATCAAGACCGAATGCGTTAAGATCAATCCGGGCTTGCTGAAGCATGTCACTGCAAACGCATACAGCGTCACCAAGACACTTCCTACTTCATTGAAGTTGTATAATTCTTCAGAGAAGCCAAATCCAAAAGACATTAGCAATCTAGCACTCATCCTACCGAGCACTGGATATATCGAAGGTCTAATGGGAATGGCATACCTCGCATCTTGCGGAGTATTCGACCCTACCAGTGTCGACGAGGATGATGTTCTCAATGGAATGCTAGAAGTTCTAGAGGCTCGTGGGAAATATGACGAGTTCCCTAAATGGACCGCCTTCGGAGATAACATCTTCAGGTTCGTAATTGACATTGGTGCATATCGAGATGTCCAGCGCCACAGGGTCGGAACTCAAATTCCATCAGACTGGTGCCCTAGCTACGGGTATTCAATTCCAAGATTCCTCGAAGAGGAAGTTGCAGTTGAATTGAAGGCCAAGTATATTGCACTATGTGAGAGAATCGAGGATGTGACTGGTAAGCTATACAAGAACGATAGGTTCGTAGCGGCTTATTTCCTAATTCTAGGAACCAATATCAACGTAGTATACAATTGCAATTTCAGGCAGTTGGCATACTTCATCGAACTGCGTAGCGGACCTTCAGGTCACTATTCATATCGCACACTGGCACAGGGCCTGTACGAACT